GATGATCTTCAAGATGTAGTGCGCTTCTACTCATTGCCGCTTACTCAGGTATGTATCGTAGATGATGCCAGAGGGCGTGTAGTAGCATATTACATAGAGTTTGAATATACTGCATTTCAGGCTGCAAGCAGATGGGGCGAAGATGCCCTTACTCAGGTACAGCGTGAGGAGCTATCAGGCCAAGATCAGAACAAGAAGCATAAGTTTCTACTCTACATAGCACACAGAGAAGCCAGAGATGTTACCAAGACAGATAAATCCAACATGCCTATTGAGGCTACATGGATAGATGTTGAGAATGAGAAGATAATGGAAGAAGGCGGCTACTTTGAAATGCCGGCCATGACACATAGATTTGACAAGCGCCCATTCATTCCATGGGGCTTTTCACCTGCCATGAAGGCTCTACCATTTGCAAGGCTCTTAAATGCCATAGCCAAGACTAATCTAAGGGCCATGATGAAGCAGACTGATCCGCCAATAGCGCTACCTCACAATGCTTTTATAATGCCATTTAATTCTAACCCCAGAGCCTTAAACTATTACAAGAAGAATGTTATGGACAGCGCTAAGGATATATTTAGCTTTGCTAACTTTGGTGATCCAAAGGTAGGTATGAGCGCTGTTGAGTATTATACGCAGCAGATAAAGAGTTTATTATACAATGATATATTCCTTACCTTTGAGAACATAACTAAGCAGATGCAAAACCCAGAGGTACAAGAGCGCATCAATGAGAAGATGGCTATGCTTGGCCCGGCTGTAGGCAGATACATGGGAGCTGTACTTAATCCTATTATCATAAGGACAATAGGCATATTAGAGCGCAGGGGCAAGCTACCACCTGTACCTGATGCTTTAATAACCAATCCTACCTTTGATATAGACTTTGTATCTCAGCTTGCACAGGCACAAAAGAGAAGTGAGCTATCAAGCCTAATGAATGGCCTTAGCTTAGTAGGCCAGATGGCACAGTTTACACCAGAGGCCCTTGATAAGGTAAATCCTGATACAGCCATAGATGAAGCATGGGATATACTTGGCGCGCCTGTTAAGGTATTGCGTGATGATCAGGAAGTATCTGATATAAGAGAAGCAAGGGCTGAAGCAGCTGCTCAGGCCCAGCAAGCACAGATAATGGAGAGTAGCGCTAAGGTGGCTAAAGATGTAGCAGCTGGTGAGAAGGATCTTGCTGAGGCTGCTACTAAGAGCAAGGCGAGGTTTGCACAATGATAAACTTAACTGATATAAGACAGGTAAAGTCATTACAAGGACATATAAAATCTACTTTCGGTGGCCCATCAGGCGAGGAAACCCTGAAGTTTCTTGAGCAGGCCTGTGGCTGGTACGAGAGTATCTTTGATCCTCAGAGTAAAGATAGGATCTTAATAAATGCAGGAAGGCGTGAGGTAGTAGCTACCATCAAGACCTTCCTAAACCATGAGCCAGAGCATATAGTCGCAATGGCAAAACAAAAGGAGTCTTAAATGTTTGGAATACTGGATAACATAAGTCCATTATTTGGACAGCTTATGCCCAGGCTTGGTATGAGTTTTGCAGATGATGCAGGAGATCTAACAGGAGATGGCGCACCAGAGGATATACAATCAAAGCCGGAAACAGCACCAGCACCAGCACCAGAGCCGGCAAAGCCAACAGGCTGGAAGTCAGGCTTACCGGAAGATATTGCTAAATCACCATTAGTACAAGGCTTTGAAGATACACCAGAGGGCTTAGAGAAGATAGTTAAAAGCCATCTAAACTTAGAGAAACTATTAGGCCATGAGAAAGTGCCTTTACCTAAAGGCCCTGATGATACTGAAGGTATAGCAAGGTTTAATAAGGCTATGGGCGTACCTGAAACAGCAGATGGATATAATCTATCTGAGGTTACATTGCCAGAGGATCTAAGCAGCATTACCTTTGACAAGGGCAAGTTCGCAGAGATAGCCAAAGAGAACAACCTTACGCCAGATCAGGCTAATGGCCTATGGAAAACATATACAGATATGATGGGTAAGACCTATCAGGATCAGGTAAACAAAGTCAAGGCTGATATGGCAGAGCGCGCTAATAAGCTCAGATCTGAATGGGGTGATACCTATGCAGCCAATATAGAGCTTGGTGAGATGGTAGTGGCTAAGTTTGCTGATGATCAGGATATGGCTGATTTCATAACAGCAGCCCTGAGCAAAGATCCAGCAGGCCAGAAGTTCTTGGCTAAGATAGGAACACAGTTTGCTGAAAACAAAGTAGGCGATTTCCAATATAAGCGTCATGCTCTTAATGCTGAGGAAGCTGCGGATGAGATAGCAAAGATACAATCAGATCCTAATCATCCATACAATAATCCTAAAGCTACTGAGAAAGAACACTTAGCAGCAGTAGAGCATGTGAATAGATTGACAGCAATAAGTATGAAAAGATCCGGATAAGACAAGCATAGGCCCTTACCCGGTAGCAGTATTTAGTAGGGCAGGATAAGCTGTGAAGCCCCTGCAAATCGTGCAGTACCTTGTGCGATCCTCTTTCAGAGGGCAGTCAAACAAGCAAGAATATTAACCAAAAACTGAAAGGGGAAACGCAATGGCTGATACACAGAATGAAATATATGCGCAAGCGTATGGCCGGAACATCATGCAGTTGGCTCAACAGAAATACAGTAAGCTACTTAATACTGTATATATGAAGCCAAATGTAAGAGGTAAGACCTTCTTTCAAGACCAGATCGGTGAATGGTCTATGGAAACGAAGGGTGGCAGAAATGTAGCAACACCGAACAACGATCCAGCATTAGCAAGGCGTATGGGTACTATGCTTGATTACCATGATGCAAGACTACTTGATCGTGGTGATGAGCTAAGATCCATATCAGATCCAAGAAGCGCTTACACTATTGCGGCAGCCAGATCTCTTGGTCGCAAGATTGATGATGTAATAATTGCAGCAGCAGTATCAACCAGCACAAAGAGCGGTGAAACAGGCTCTACCACAGCACCTACCACAACCACAATCCTCGCATCAGCAGCTAATATCACTCTAACCAGCATTCTATCATGGAAGAAGGCATTAGATGATAATGATGTAGAGATGGAAGATAGGTATGCTGTAATAGATACACAGAGCTTATCCTCATTGCTGGATGTAACAGAGATAGGTTCAGCTGATTATAATTCAATAAGAGCGCTTGTAAAGGGCGAAGTAAGCACCTTCTTAGGCTTTAATTGGATTGTATCAACAAGACTATCTGAGCAATCAGGCCTGATAGGGCTTGTGTATCAGAAGTATGCTTTATGTATGGCAATGAGCGCGCAACCAATAGTAAGAACTGATGAGAGAGAAGATCTATCATACTCTTGGCAGATCTACTATGAGCTTAATTGCGGTGCAGTAAGGCTTGAAGAAGATAGGATCAGGAAGATCATAGAAGGATAACCGGTTGTAGGGGCGGTATAGCCGCCCCACAAACCACCGCTATAGGCGGTAAAGGAGTTATGATGGCAACACTAAATGGTACAAATGTAACAAAATATGATGCTGGTGGCTCAGGCGACAACATCATATCGGATGGCTATATCAAAAGTGTAGAGAAGGTGTGGATAGACAGCTATACGCTTGGAACTTCAGGCCTTACATCAGCTACCTCTATATGTATTGGTATATTACCTGAGAACGCAAGATTGACAGATATAGTAGTGCATCTGCCTATACTTGGGGTAGCATTGACATCCGCAACATGTTATTGCTGCACCGGTGCTACTGTGGCTACAAGCACATTTTTTGGCACATTAACGCCAGATGGGCTACCTTCAGCTACAGCATTTGGCCCGGCTACAGCAACAACTGTCAGGTTAGCATCAGGGTATATGAACCCAACGCTACCAACAGGAAGCACTACCAAAGTGTATATCTCTATACATCAATCTGATGGCAAAACAATGGCTGGTACAGGTGCTACTATCAGAAGTATATTGAAGTACACATAACAGGGCCAACGCGCAGTAAGCGCGAAAGGAGAA